GTACTGATTACGCTGCGATGTGAATGCATCCTGGTCAGCAGAACCACCAGCATTAAGAACGTATGGGTTAGCAATCATACCGTAACGAGTCTTAAAGCCGATCTTGGGTTGGAAGCTGTTAGGATCAACTGCACGAACCATTTGGAGAGGAACGTATGGGCAGTAGAAGAGACCAGCGTCATAAGGCGAAGTACCCTTATAACCAACAACATAGAACTGGTTAGCAATACCAAGGTTGTTCGAATATGGGTCAACATAAACACGGAAGCGACCGTTAAGAACACCAGCAAAAGTATTACCTGTGTCATCAACGTTCAAGTTTGTGCTAAGAGCAGGAGCATAATCAAGAACACCAGCCATTGCAAGAGCAGACGCTACGTCAGCCGAGCAAACGATAAGGTTACCTTTACCTCTACGAGTATCTTGCGCAATGTGGTTAGCATCTCTTTCAATGTTAAAGAGAAGACCCTTGAATCGCTCAACCGACCAACGACCGTTAGAGTCAACGTCGAGGTTAAACGTACCAGGAACTGCTGTAGCAGGCGAACCAGGTTTAGCAACTTTGTAGATCTTACGAACGACTTCTCTGTTGATTTCAAACATGATCTCTTGCGAGAGGATGTTCGAAAGCTCAGACTCAGCATCAAGACCGTGAACAGCCTTAAGATCCTGAGCAAGCTCGAGTGTGTACTCAGCTTTGAGAGCACGTGTACGAGCTGTAACAGTTGTCTTGTCGATCGAGAACGACATTTGACCAAATGCATTGTCGGTGGCATCACCAAGAGCCTCACCAAATGCTGTGGTCATTGCGTTACCAGTAGCATAGCCACCAGCAGTAGGATCGGAACCAGACTGAGCAGGCTCACCATTGAGGTCAGCAATTCCAGCACCGTTACCTGTATGAGCAGCAGCTGCAAACGAAGTATTGGCTTCGTTAAAGAGAGCTTCTGTGTAGCCTGTATCTGTACGGTTGTTACCGTAGAGCGATCTCATTGCAAAAATAAGACCAGTAGGACCTGTCATGGGCTGGACACCGCAGATGTCGTAAGCCATGAGGTTAGGCATTGCTCGACGAACGAGACCAATAAGAATTGGATCGTAACGGTCGATACCGTCAGAAGCGAAAGAGTTGTTTGCTGGTGCAGCTTCAGCAAGCATCTGTCGCTCTTCACGGAGAGCACGCTCTTGGTTTTCAAGAAGAACTGCTGTTACTTGCTTCTTGTAGTTGTCATCGATAGCAGGAAGATCTGGGTGCTCAAGGATAGCTCCCCATTTCTTCTGATGTTGTTCTGATAGGTACATTACCTTCTCCTTTGGTTAAAAGATATTTCTATTTATATTTATCTGGTTTTAGCTGTTCTCGAAATTGCCTGAGCGTATTTGGCCATTACGTCAGATCCTTCCAGAATGGGTTCAGCTGCGGCTGTATCTTCTGCTAAAACTTGTTCTGCGGACTTTTTAGCTTCTTTAGGAAAATAGTTTTCCTTAATAACAGCAACTTTTTCTCTGTAGAGTTCTTCTGTATCAAACTCCACACCCTCAATCAACTTGCTAAGCTTCTCAACTTCAGTGGAAGCAAGTTCAGATGTCTCTTCTTCAAAAATAACTTGCTTTTTGAGTTCAACATATTGCTTAGCCATTTCAATGTTATCATTGATTGATTCGTTAAGTTTGTCTTCGAGCTCATCAACCTTTGTTGTAAGAGCATCAAGAACATCGTACTTCTCTTCAGGAACTTCAATATAGCTCTCTTTGAAGAGATTCTTAAGACCTTTCATAAAGTCTTCTGTAATTTCAGACTTGAGACCATTGTCAATAGCAATTTGGTTTTCTTCCATCCACTGCTCGACAACATAGTTAAGATAGCTATCAACTTTCTCAACCATTGTCTCTTTATACTCTTGAAGCTGAGCAGTATTCTGCTCTTCAAGCTTCTCAACAATCTTTTCCATCTCATCGTTAACACGAGCAATAACTGCTGCTTCAAAAATAGAAGTTGCTTTAGTTCTAAATTCTTCAGAAAGATCGTCACCAAAGATAGAATCAAGTTCTGTCTTGATGTCAACTTCTTGAATTACTTCTTCTTCGGATTCTGTTTCTTCCATAGCAGGAACCTTTACAGATTTAGCATCACCCTTACCTTTTTCAGGAAGAGTTGTGTCTTTAGAAACTTTGCCAGCCGACTTAGAACCAATGTTTACATCATCTTCTTCCATTGTGTCAAAAGAAGCTTTAGCTGAAGAGCCTTGCATTGGCTGAGTTGTGTCGCCAGCAGTTGAAGCAGTAGCTGCCTTGGAGGTATCCTTTTTGGTGCTGTTAGCAGCACTATCAGCAGCAGCTGTAATGCTTCCTTCGCCTAACAACTCTTTAATTTTTGATTCGACTGACATCCTTAGTCTCCTAAATTATTTTTAACTGAATTATTTATAAAAAATAGTTACTTGATTGAATTCAAAAGTTTATGAAAAACTTGTAATTTTGCTTCTTCTAGCTGCTTTTTAGATGCTTTTTTGATAGTTTTTTGTGCTTCTTCGATTTGTTGTTGTTTCCAAATGCCGTTATCGAGAACCCATTCTGCGTTTTCCATAATCCCTTTAACGAAAGCGTTAGGGGCAGATGGGTCAGAAACAATGTCAACTGTAGCTAAAAGAAAATCGTCTTGCACTTCGTTAATGCCGTTCTTTTCTTTCAAAGAACCTAAGCCACGAGAAGAAACACCAAACCCAATTCCTTCTTGAAGAAGGTTTTGAGCAATCTTGCCCATTGGTGTTTCAAGTATTTTTGCTTTACCGTAAACTACATTATTCTTATCAATTCTTAATTCAGTAATCAAGTGAGAGACTTGATGAAGATTTACAGTAGGATTAGGAGGATGACCAAGTTCACCAAGAGATCTTTTCTCTTTAATCATTTCTTGGTAACGATTAACTTCCTTTTCCATAATGCGGAGAGGGTACATACGGCCATTTTTATTTGGCTCATCGTATCCCATAAACTTACCTTCAATGTAATAACTCTTCTTTCCGTCTTCGGAAGCTTCCGTGATAAATTCAATCTCTTGATTGACTTCGGTAATTAGTTTCATCTCTCGTATGCCTCTAAATTCTGGCGATCTGGATCATTAAATCCAGCACCTTTGGTTAAGCAAAGAACAACCGTTCCTTCGCTAGTACCAAAATTAATGCTAATGTTAGCATTTGCACTCTCGTTTAATGTAAATCCATAATATTGAGAAAATGAAACTTCTCCCTGACCACTAGTTAGAACATATACATTAGCACCACCTCTTTGGATTGTGGTAGTTCCTGTAGTTGAGAATACAATGTCGTTAATTGTGCAGACAGCATCTGGTTCACTAAACGTTTGATCTACAGCTCCAGCTGCATTAGAATACAAGAGAGCTGTTAGATTAGCAAAGTGAGTACCAGGACCAATTGCTTTTACAACTGCCTGTCTTCTAGTATTTTTGAGTATCGTTGCGGCTGCCATTTATTTTGCCTTAGCTTTTTTCATTTTTCTAAGCATCTCAAAGTCTTTAGCTGTCAACTCATCTTTTTCTGGTTCGTGAACATCAAGAACTTGTTGGTTAGGGTGCTTGACTGTTTCTTCTACGTCTTCGACTTCTTCTTTATGCACTCTTTTAAGAGCAGATCTTATGCCTTTGGTTCTTTTATTAATAAGAGCTGTTTTTTCTTTCCAATTTTTTTCAGCATATTCAGCATCTTCAGCACCACCATCGTCTTTAGCCTGATACGCAACATTATGTCTGTTTGCATCTGCCTTACGAACTTGCTTAGAAGCTTTAGCCACATATCTACCAGCAATACTAAAAGGACCACTGTCGAGTTCATCTAACTCTTCAACTTCTTCCCTCATCTTCTTTTTCTTCATCATGTGGCCATGATAACGCTCATGCATAACCATCACATCTTCTGTATAGACAGTTTCTTTACCGTGAGGAAACTCTACTGTGTACCAACTAATGAATCCATCTTCATCTGGAACGTCGTGTTCGCCTTCAACAACGACACCTTCTCCAAACACATCGTGATATACGTGCTTAGCACACATGTGCTCAATATATTCTTCTTCAATGTCTTCATCTTCTTTCATGGCTTGCTTAGTAGCAGTAGCCATTTTTACTGACATCCAATCTTTTCCATAACGCTTCTTGAAATCTTCATCATCCATAGACTGAGCAATTTCTTCTCGCTTCTTCATTTGAGAAGCAGACATCTCTTTTTCAGCAATAACTAAAAATGCCTTTGCGTAAGTTTCTTCTCTGAATTGATTGAAGTTTTTCATTCTTCAGTTTCCTCTTCTGACTCTTGTTCTTCTTCTTGTGATTCGTCGTTGAAAATAGTCTGCGATAGATCAATCTTTCTTTGATCTAAAGCATTAGAAATCTTTGTAGAGATAATATCTTCAAACTTATCTCTTGCATCGGTGTTATTGCCATCAAAGATGTCATCAACCATATGACTAATATATTCTTTGTCCATAATAATTCCTTAATATTTTATTTATTTATAATATATTTATTGGGGTTGTTCTTGATCAGGAGCTTGAGGTGGTTGCTGAGCTTCTCCCTCTGGAGCTTGGAGCTGAGGAGGAGGCTCTTCTTGATTCTCTTGCTCGATCATTTCAATTTCATCATCACTCATTCTTAGAACATTCTTTCTTACAAATTGCATACTGTAAT